CTTCCATTAAATGCACTATTGACATATGTATCCAATGGAGTTCCAGACAAGTCATAAAGACGAAATAACGGATCAGTATTTTCAAGCCATTGTCCTGTTTCCGCAATTCCATTAACAGATGGATTATTTCCAAAAAGTTGTGCTAAAGCAAGATTCCATTTTGTACCATCGAAATACATTTCATATACTTCGTCATTCGATGCCACGAGACTTGGCGCTGAAATACCATATGCGGAACTATGTCTAATTCTTGCAATTTGACCAGTGGTTTGTGATATTGGTGTTGTTGTAATCAATCCATTATTCATACCAATTTGATAAAGTTGTTGAATATTTCCACTTGATTGTGCAACTAATAAACGCATATTTGGAAATAGTTTTAATCCATAATCAACAGATACGCTTCCCATTGTTTGACCAGCAATCGAACTAAATGGTATTTGTGTTCCATTACATGTTGCTGTTAAAGTAGACATGATTCCGTCAATAGGAGGAATTCTTATTGTACCATATTGAAATAAAGTAATATCACGAACAAATTCAATAATAGGACGACTTGCTTGTCTATTTGCAAATTGTAAACCAGACCAAGTAAAACTATCTTTGTGAACCCAATTATTACTTAAAGACCATGGGTTTTGATCGACCGATGAACGATCAATCGTGACATATTGCGCATCCATGTCACGCACCATTAAAGCATCCGGTGTCAATCGAATAGATTTTCCAACACCATCCACGAGAAATATTTGATATATTACCGGATCATAAGGAGCATTTTGTGTAATGATTGTATCGTTTGACAAATATGTTTCATCATAACTTTGATAATATGGTTGATTTTGACCAGATATGGTTACATCAGTGCTATATCCACCAAAAATTCTTTTTGTATCAAGTAATTCAATACGCATTCCACAAGTCAAATAAGTAGCGTTCGATAAAGACGAATCAACAAAACCAGTTAATGGAAATGTGGTTTGTCCTTGCATTGCAACATAAAGATCATCAAATCTTGTCGTAACAACGGAATCACCCCCAATAGGAGCATAAGGAAGAATAGCAAATCCAGATTCTATGGTTGCTGTATTGACTTTAACACTATTAACATAAACCGCAATAGTTTCTTGTGAATTAGAAATATTTGAAATTGAATCCGGAATTGCAAATTTAAAAGTAGAACCATCACCAATAAAAGAATTTACCGGAGATGTAACAGTTAAAATCGGCATATCTTGTGAACCGGTATAATCACCAAACCAATAATATTGATTAAAATTAATCAATTTATCTAAATCAAGAGGCGGAGACCATGAATAATAATCATTTTCAAACATACGACTTTGATTTGATACATTTGCGCCCTGACTACTTAAATAAGCAACAAGATCCGGATATACCAAAGAATAATCAACAACGGAATTGCTATTAATGCTAACCATTCCCGGTTCAAGACTATATATACTTCTTTCTGTTGTGGGTTCGATGATATAAAAATCAGTTGTTGCGTTATAATAACTAGGATATTGACCAATATAGGCATCAACCGGTTGATAGGTTCCTGGTTGAAAAACTTGATCAACGGTTGATCCAAAAAATCTTTTTAAAGCCGTTGTTTGATTGACGGCAGGTAAAGATTTAATATATTGACGTTTTGTCGTGTCCGACATTATCTAATCCTTAAATTAGCAGGAGTATTGGAAGTAATTATTTGAATATTTGCTACGGTTGCCGTGCTTACTAATATTTCATCTGGATCGCTTTCAATTTCAAAATCATCTCCAAATGTACCATCTGCGCTTAATGGAACAATAACAATGCTAGCTATTATACCAGCCAATTGCTGATGAATATAAGCAGCTAATTCTGTATAATAAAATGTATCACCAAAATCCCATAAACTAATATCAAAATAATTATTGATAGCATTTATAATTTGCGTTTTTATTTCGCCATCAGAGAGTGTAGCGTTTGGTAAACGAATAACCTTAAAATTGGCTTGAAGAGATGTTATAGCACCTGTTCCAAACAAATATTTATATGTCACGGGACGCCATATAATTCCATCACTAAACATTCTGTAATTTTCCATTGAGGAAAACGCCAGTCTCAAATCAAGTTCGGTGGGCGGTGTTGGCATTTCAGAAGCAACAGCGCCGGATTTAATCCATTGCCGAACTGCCGTATCATAAGAATAAGTTAAAACAAAAATATCATGAATATTTGTAATCGAAGGATCAATACGACTATCAGATGGCGCATAATGTTTCCATTGAAAAGCAAGTTGTTCATTATTAGGAACAACAATTCCCGAGGATGTTACCCATTTTCCAACAACATTTGGTCCTCTACCAATTGCATATTCCCAACTTTGAGAAAAATCCTGAACCCATGAATATGTTGTCGTATTTCCTGATAAAGTTGAAGTATATGTCCAAAAAGTATTATTCAATAACGAATTGGAACTAGACATAATAAATGCTTCTGTTCCAACCGCTTGTGTTGTATCGGCATTCATTAATGTATCTGTATCATATGCAATAAGAACACCGCTTGTTGAAGTGCTATTGCTTACATATGGATAAGCAAAAACATTTCCACCAAGAGTATACCAAAATAGATAATTGTCATAATAAGCACCCGATGAATTTGTTATTATATAAAATGTATCCGGACTATCTGGCGTGCCATATCCATTACTATCTTGAAAAGTAACTGTCGTGCGACGTGGTTCAACGGTGCCATCTTCATAAAAATATATTTTACTTATTGTTAGTCCGTAATTATTCTTTAATGCTTTTCCTGATGGATCATTTAGATTAACATTAAATTTTAAAATATTGATGGTATCTTGTACGGCTTGTGCAGTGCTTTGATCGATTGCCCGAGATCCATCATCAAACCATTCAACACTGCTAACACTTTCAAAAACATATTCATATCCACGCCCGGTTATTTGAAAAACTCCAGATAAACTATTTCCGCCGGGAACATAAATGATATTGACAAGAAAAATAGATGTACCAGTTAATACGGGATTACCAAGACTTGTTTGAGAAGTGACAACATTCCAAGTGCCACTTCCGCTGAAATAATCATAGCTTAAACCAAAAGAAAGATTTTTAGAAATATTACTTATAATTGTTGTCAATGTAGTAGAAGAAAAATTAGATATATAACGTGGTAAAATCGCCACAACTTTTGAATTACTTGGTATGACATTAGTGAGAGTTACAGGACCGTTGGTATTTGCAACAGGAATACTGGTAATAGAACCTTCTGTTGGTTCAATAACCGTTGTCCAAATTTTTGTAATACCATCTGGCATTAAAAATTGAATTTGTGCGCCAATAACAATTAATGCATTGGCGGCTGCTAAAGATGTGGATGGTATTGTAAACCAACCAGTTGTATTATAAATGATAGAAGTTGATTGATTCCAAATTAAACCAGAAGGTGCTTGAATAGTTTCATTCAAAATCGCTTTCATATAAATGTCGCGTACTGCATTTGCCATTGAAACAGAAGAAATTAATGGTTGAATATATAAATTGACAATATCAGCGGGAGTATAATTCAAATAAGTTTGAACTTCGACATAAGTATCATTTTCTTGCATAAAAAATATGCCATCTTCTTCAAACAAATTTAAATCTTGATAAGTTCCTGTTGGATCATTTAAATCAATATAACGGGATTGCCCGGAATAAACGCGATTGACTGCTTTAATTCTACGAGCAAGATTTGTTTGTAATGGAAAAGTATTATAATCTTCTCCATTGACCATACGATTTTGTGTTGCATATACTTGTGTTGCGCGTGATTGAATATCCTGAATGCTTTCTGTTGTTGCCGCATTGGATACTGTTTCTTGGAGTGAAAATGTTAAATAAAGAGTTTTTTGAACTCCTTGTGGATTAATATAATAAAAAGGCAATTGGACATTATTAATATCCAATGGGTTCATTGTATACTTAATCCGTTACTTGCTCTATAAGTAACGCGAATATTTCCAGATGGTGCATTTCCATACAAACCATCCGAAAATCGAATTGTAATTTGGTCATTATCTCTAGTAATAACGGAATAGATATAACGTTGATCGGCAGGCAAAGAATTATAGGTAATATTTGAATTAAGTACAATAGGAACTTGAGTCCATGTTGTTAAAACATTTCCATTATCATCAACGGTTTGAACCCATACATCATTTTGGTTTATATTACCGGATGATAAATCTAATAATTGATTGGCAACTGGTTGTCCAATCACGAAATCCTGATATCCCGTTGAACCTTGTTTAAAAAGTAAGAAAAAACCAGTTCTAGTACTTCCATTACCATTACTATCATTGAGATAATAAAAATTAAAAGCAGATGTTGGATTTGGTATTTGTTCGTAAAGAGTTCCATTATTATCAAATGTTCCATTACAAATTTCAAATGCCATTGGTGTGCCTCCATTTCCACCAACTGTTGCACTAAAACCAAATTGATTTGTAGACATCAAACAATTCAATCGATATTGTTGTGCAAATACATTTTGAACTGTTCCTTGTTTTAATGGAATTCCATATGGATTTGTTCCAATAAAAGCATTATTCAAAATTGCAATAAATCTTTCATACCAATTTGGATCATTGGTATTATTCCAAACAATCTGTGTATTACTTAAATCTGTTCCAAGACTATCATATACGTCATCATCTGTTGCAACGGATACGATTTTTAAAACTCCATTTGCCGGAAGACAACGAGAAGTATTATATGAAAGAAAACGCGCAAGACGTAAAATACTGTCTCTCGATTCTGCGGTTTCCAAAAAATTTTCACGAACAGCAATATCTGTTTTGAAAGCAAGACTACCAGCAAGCCATGATAAAAGATCAATAATCGCCACAAATTCAGATGAAACAATCCAATCATTATAATCTTCTGGATAGTTTGCCTGAATATAATTTCTCAATGCCGCATTAATCGATGGAGGATCGGATGCATTAAAATTAATTTGTGAAAAAGCGCGGTAAATGACTGTCCAGTCTTGTCCGGCAAATAATTCGCTTTGTCTTGTTGCAACTGCCATGTTTATGTATCACTATTATTACTAAAATAAGCTGTTTGTTGTTGTTCAAAAGTAGCAGTAAAACTGTTTACAACATTATATGGTAGATAATTCAAAGTCATTTCTATTCTAAGTCCGTTTTGATATTCATAAATTTGTTGATTTAAAACAACAACCCGTGTATCTTCTTCACAAATTCTTAAAACTTCCGCAACAATTTGATCATGTAACAATGGAGTCAATGGATCCATTAACCAATCCCAAATTTTACAACCCCAATCTGGACGCATAACTCTTTCGCCAACGCGCGTATAAAATGCATTCAATAAATCACGGTTAATTAATTGAATATCAAATAATTGCGTTTGTCCTGTTTTATCCGTATCAATTGTGCTGAAACCAAAAAAAACTCTTGTTAAAGGTGTTGGCGCAGATGAAGACGAAGGAAAAACCGTAGTCTGTGAATAAGCAACCGAAGGTGAAGTTAAAGCATTTGACATATAAATATCCAGAATATATGGATATTTATACTGCTATAAAAACCAAAGTTTATTTTGAATATATTTCACAATAAAAAACGCCATCATAGAAATATGGTGGCGTTTTTTATTTAATTTTCGTCAGACGCGAGTAGTCCAATTTTCGTATCCCCACATTTGTAAGGGGGATTGACCCGCTCATTGAGCATGATTTCCAAACGTATCCCACATTTGTAAAGGGGATTTGGTTTTTATTCAGACATCACTGTTTTATTTTTAAACAACAAAGAAATCATGCAATTTTTGATCCAAAAACAGGATTAAGTCGCCAAATAATTTTTTGACACAAAAAAACACCCCTCGTATTTTAACGAGGGGTGTTTTCCATCTAAGCACGACAGGAGGTAGCGTTTGACCACCAACGCTTTAGGTGAGAACACCTTAAAAGAAATCTAAAACCATGTCAACAGATTTTTATGTGTTTTTGGTGTTAATCACGCTGAATGCGCTTCCGTTGTTGGCGGCAGCGCCAGTGCCGTTAAAAGGCAATACCCGTGTTTGTGCCGGTTGTCCAACCCATTGATCAAGAACTGTAATCCCCGGTTGACCGCTGGACGTGGTTCCCGGACCAAGATAAACCGCCGCATGGGATGAACCATCTGTATTATTGTTATATGTTCCATTTTGAAATGTTGCAATCGGGGTTCCAGCCGGAATACTGGCTGCATTATCAGGAGTGATATTATCGCCTTGTGCCCATGTGCTTGTGGCACCCACACCAGTAGCCGCTTTTACAAGATCAACACATTGACCACTTCCAACAGTCGTTCCGGA